GCAATGTCCCCCCCGTGCCATCACGGCGCATGCGTCGGCGAAACTAATCGGATTGGCAGATGAGGTCTCTTGATGGCGTTGTGGTATGGTGAATGCTTATGGCTGTTGGCAGACCACCCAAGCCCGTTGAGCAGAAGCGCAGGATTGGCAACCCAGGTGGTCGCAAACTTCCCACGCTGACAGTCGTGCCTATGCCAACTGTTGATGACAACGGGATTCCCGAACCTCATCGTCCGTTGATGAAGAAGCCTGATGGCAGTCCCGGGGCTGGCGGTCAACTTTGGCAACTTGTCTGGGATTCTGCATCGCCTTGGTTGCGTCGTGACATGGATGTTGAGTTGGTGATGCTTGTGTGCGAGCAGACCGATGAGCGCACATTGCTACGAGACAGGATGTTCCGCATTGGTCTTGATTGGCGTGAGCGTGCTGCGCTTCGTGCGCTTGAGAAACAGATTGCATCTAACTTGGCGCAGTTAGGGTTCACGCCAACGGACAGAGCCAGACTCGGTATCGCATCAACATCAACAGACGCACTACAAACATTCCGTGACAAAGTCTCAGCGAAGCGCACTACTGCCAAGTAAGGCGTGGTCGCCTACCTACTTCGTTCCACGCAAGTCACGAAGCACAGACGGTGACTTGGTTGCACAGTTCGCAGAGCAATGGCTGACCGTCACCAAAGGCGTGATGGCTGGTGCGCCATTGGAGTTCACAACATGGCAGAAGTGGATGCTCAATGGATTGCTTGAGCGTCGTGATGATGGCAGATTGCGCTTTCGTCGTGCGCTGATTGGCTTGCCTCGCAAGCAGGGCAAGTCATTGATGGGTTCTGCGCTTGCTCTCTACGGTCTGTTTGCTGGCGAGCCCGGCGCAGAGGTCTATTCGGCAGCAGGAGATCGCCAGCAGGGTCGCATAGTGTTTGGTGAAGCCAAGGCTCAGATTCTTGCGTCACCAATGTTGTCGTCGGAGTGCAAGGTCTATCGGGATGCGATTGAGGTGCCACGCTTCGGCGCTGTCTATCGTGTGCTGTCAAGCGATGGCAAACTGCAGCAGGGCTTGAACCCATCGTTGGTCATCTTTGACGAGTTGCATGTGCAGCCCAACGACGACCTGTGGGATGCGTTGACGCTTGGCTCGGGCGCACGACAAGACCCGTTGGTGGTTGGCATCACCACCGCAGGCTTTGACTTGGACACGCTCTGTGGTCGCCTCTACAACTACGGCAAGTCCGTATCAACAGGCGAGATGGATGATGAGACCTTTGGGTTCTATTGGTGGGAAGCCAAAGCGGACTGCGACATTGCAGACCGCAGCCAATGGAAGCGTGCCAATCCCAACCTTGCACAGCATCTGCTTGACCCCGAGGACATGGAAGTTGCCATGAAGCAGACGAGCGAGATGGCGTTCCGCAGGTTCCGTCTCAATCAATGGGTGCGCACACAAGAGTCTTGGTTGCCCGTTGGTGCATGGGAGAGGCTGCTTGGAGATGCAACACTTGACCCCGACCTGCCATGTTGGGTTGGGATTGACATGGCGTTGAAGCACGACAGCATTGCAGTCGTCGTCGCACAGCCCCGGGATGACGGTCGCATTGCAACACAGGCACGCATCTGGCATCCAGACATGGGCGCAATGGATGTCGCAGAGGTAGAGATGCACCTACGCCACCTGCGAGACACCTTGACGGTGCAAGAGTTCGCATACGACCCAGCGTTCTTTCAACGCAGCGCAGAGGCACTCTACGACGACGGGTTGCCAATGGTGGAGTTCCCGCAATCAAGCCAACGCATGATTCCAGCCTGCGGTACGGCATACGACCTCATCGTGCAAGGCAAAGTCATCCACGATGGCTCGCCAATGTTCACAGACCAAGTCCTGTCTGCAGCGCAACGCATGACGGACAACGGATGGCGGCTCTCCAAAGGTAAGTCAAGGCGTAAGATTGACGCAGCCATCGCATTGTGCATGGCGTTAGACCGAGCAACACGCAGAGCCACTAGCACGGTCCTGCCTACGATAGAGAAAGTATGGTGACGACATGGCGCTGAGGTGGGTATCAAAGAGAGAGCAACGGGCTCTATCAACCAACATTGACCCGTACCAGATAACGGCTCGCCCTCTGTTCCAGAACTACACAGGCGAGGTCATCAACGAAGTCAATGTCTTTGCATCCGCAGCGATGATGGCTGCCATCACAATCCTTGCCGACTCCGTTGCCACGATGCCGTTGGAGTTGTTTGAGGAGCAGGACAACGGCCGTCTACGCAGACTGCCAACTCCCGATTGGCTACGCAGACCCAACGACGAGCAACTGCAGTTTGACTTTGTGCATCAAGCAGTCGCAACACTTGCCATTCATGGCGTTGACTTCATCTACGCACCATCAGACCGCAACGGAGTCCCGTTGGAGATGCGCAATCTCAATCCGTTGGCAGTCAAACAGATTCACAACGACGATGGCACAATCCAGTATCAGGTTGGCAAAGGTGTAGAGACCTTTGACCGAGAGACCATCCGACAGGTTGATTGGCTGCGCTTGCCGGGACACATGCGAGGCATCGCCCCGATTGATGCTCTGCGCAACATCATTGGCACGGACATCTCAATCAACAGGTTCTTGGCTGCGTTCTATGGCGATGGCGCAACGCCATCAAGCGTGCTAGAGACCGACCAACAACTCACGCCAGACCAAGCACAGATTCTGCGTGACACATGGACTGACATGCATTACAAGACACGCAAGCCAGCCGTGCTGGCAGGTGGACTCAAGTGGAAGCCTGTGCAGGCAAGCGCATCGGACATGGACACCATGGCACATCGGGAGAGCATTGTGCGTGACATAGCCCGCGCTTACCGAATCCCGTTGCACCTCATGATTGGCACAGGCGGAGACTCGCAGACCTATCAGAATGTTGAATCCGCTGGAATCAACTTCGTTCGCCACACACTCCTTCCATACATGCGCAGACTTGAGGGAGCAATCAGCGAGATGCTGCCAATCGGATTGATGGTTCGCTTCAACGCAGACGAGTTGATGCGCGGCGACCTTGCGACCCGTGTGCGTGCGCATCAAGTCCAGATTGCAAGCGGCACGCTCACACCGAACGAGGCACGGCATGTTGAAGGTCGTGAGCCGTATGACGGTGGCGATAAGTTCGTGCTCAACCTGCCGGGTGCGCCAATGGCGGGCACACCAGACCTACCCGACCTCGGCACAGATGAGGAGCGCCCAGCATGAAGTCCACCAATGTTGCTGTCGGAACTACACCTACAGTCATTGTCAACCCCGACAACCAGAATCGCACCATCTACTTGCAGATTGTCACAAGCGCAACAATCTATGTCGGCGACAGCACGGTGACCACCGATAATGGCATGCCATTGGAGAAGCATTCAGCACCTCATGCATTCGTGCTACCAATCGGACAGACCATGTACGGCATCGTCACATCGCAAGTCGGCACAGCAAACCTACGCATCATGACCCCGGACATTGATTGACATGCCTTACTACATCTCAGACAAACAAGACGACTGCTCTGGTTGGGCAATGCTCAAACAGAACGATGACGGGTCATACGAGTCAATGGGTTGCCACGCAACCAAACAAGAGGCGATTGACCACATGATTGCAGCAGCCGTGAACACAGATGGCGAGGCAATGGGCGAACTCAACAGTCGCTCAGAGATTCGTCAAGTCAATCTGACGCCACCTGCCTACATGCGTGCAGCAGCACGCCGAGGTGTCAAACTGCACGAGGAAGGTCTGTCTGGCGATGGCGTTCGCCCACAGACTGTTGAGGATGCACGCAAGATGGCTGCAGGCACAGTCACAGAGGAGAAGTGGCGCAAGATTGGTCCTTGGATAGCACGCCACATGGTTGACTTAGATGCCGTTCAAGGCGACGAGATTACCCCGGGGCTGGTGGCTCACCTGCTGTGGGGTAGCGGTCCAACGAAAGAGGATGCAAGACGAGCAATGGAACATGCCAACAATGTGGTCGCCAAACTTGATGAGGAACGGGAAGCCATGGTGATGGCTGACGACATGGAGACTGACGAGCGACCCGAGTTGGGCGTGTCGGACTTGCGTGAACTGCCAGAGTCGTACCAAGAGGCATCTGACCCGAGCAGGTCTTGTGGCACATGCGAATACTTTGACAACGAGCGTTCATGGTGCGAGCGATACATGGCTGGATGTCAAGCCAACATGGTATGTGAGTCATGGGAAGCAGACGAGGACGACGAGATGGAGATGAACCATTGGGTAGTTGCACATGGCGAGAAACGCAGCGTCGCCTACAGCAACCTTGAACTCCGTGCCGAAGGCGATGGCAGGACCTTGGTTGGTTATGCGGCAGTCTTTGACAGCCCGAGCGAGCCTCTGCCTTGGACAGAGTTCGTGCGCCGAGGCGCATTCACCAAGACCATCAAAGATGGCGCAGATGTGCGTCTGTTGATTGACCACGAAGGTGTGCCATTGGCACGCACCAAGTCCGGCACGCTTCGCCTAGCCGAGGACGACACGGGTCTGCGCATTGAAGCCAGCCTTGACGAATCAAACCCAGACGCAGCCAAACTGCTCTCCGCAATGCGTCGTGGCGACATTAGCCAGATGAGTTTCGCCTTTGAGACAGTCAAAGATGCGTGGTCGGATGACCGTCGCACTCGCGAACTCAAAGAGGTGCGCCTCTACGATGTAAGCGTCGTCACCTACCCTGCCTACGAGCAGACGATGGTGCAACTACGCAACAAGCAGTCTGCTGATACAGACACCGCTACATTGAAGTCACCGTCGCTGGCGTTGCGACGGGCGCAATTAGCAATCCAACGCCACAAGACAAGCCGTTCGTCAGCCGACTAAGTCACTGAGAAGAACACTTGGGCAGCCAAGCAAACAACTACAACAGGAGAACAACTCTCATGGCAATGTCCGAAACACTCAAAGAGAAGCGCAGCAGCCTGCTGTCGGAAGCGCAGTCCATTGTGGACGCAGCCGAAGCGGAGAAGCGTGACCTCACCGCCGACGAGGATGGCAAGATTGCCGATGCCCTCAAGGCAGCATCCGACCTTGATGGTCAGATTGCCAAGCACGAAGAACTTGAGGCTCGCACCGCAGCCGCCAAGGCAATCCGCAAGGAACAAGGCGTGGCAGTCGTCAAGGCTGAGCCTCGCACCTATACGCAGCGCAGTGGACACTCGTTCATCAGCGATGCGTACCGTGCGCATTTCAACAACGACTACGCAGCGCAAGAGCGCCTCGCCCGTCACATGCGTGAGGAGCAGGTTGAGCGTCGTGATGTGACCAGCAGCAACTTTGCTGGACTCATCGTTCCGCAGTTCCTGACCGAACTCGCAGCACCGTTTGCTCGTGCAGGTCGCCCGTTGGCTGACCGTGCTCGCAAGCACCAACTGCCTGCAGATGGTCTGACCATCAGCATCTCCAAGGTCACGACTGGCTCGGCTGTCGCCGAACAGACCGAAGGCTTGGCTGTGCAAGAGACCAACATGGACGACACCAAGTTGGACATCTCGGTCAAGACGATTGCTGGTCAGCAGAATGTGTCCCGTCAGGCGATTGAGCGTGGCACGAACATTGACTCGCTCGTGATGGCAGACCTCGTGTCCGCCTACCACACGACGCTGGACAACCTGCTCGTGGCGCAGATGCGCACCGATGTGGTGGCTGGCGGCAATGTCGTCTCGTACACCGATGCCTCGCCAAGCGTGGCTGAGTTGTACCCCAAGTTGGCAGACGCTGTGCAGAAGGTGCAGACCACCTTCTTTGCTGGTCCGAACGCCATCGTCATGCACCCGCGCCGCCTTGCATTCATCTTGGCTTCGCTTGACCTGCAGAATCGCCCGTTGGCTGTGCCAGCGCCGAACTTCAACAGCGTCGCCAACGGAGATGGCGCACCTGTGTACGGCAACAGCGGCTACACCATCATGGGTCTGCCTGTCATCACCGATGCCAATGTGAGCATCACGCAAGGTCCCGGCAACAACGAGGACAACATCTATGTCGGCAACCTGCAGGAAGTTCACCTGTGGGAAGAAGGCAATGGTGAGCCGATGATGCTGCGCTTTGAGCAGCCAAAGGCAGCCGAGTTGGATGTGACGATGATTGTGTACGGCTACTCAGCCTTCACCGTCAATCGCTACCCGAAGTCGTGGGCAATCATTGACGGTACGGGTCTGGTCACTCCGACCTTCTAGTTCCGCCTAGACTCTGGCGGTGGCGCAGCATCCCCTTGGCTGTGTCACCGCCAGAAAGGCAGACATGACGAACAAGAATCTCATCGCCGCTCTGTTGCAAGAGCGTGAGGGCTACATCAAGCGTGGCTTGACTGAGCGCATTGAAGCGATTGACGCTTCCCTCAAAGACCTCGGCTATGTTGCCAAGGAGACTGCAACGCTTGACCCCGGGACTGAGCGAGCAACGCCACCCAAAGCACGCAAGCGAAAGAAGTAGCCATGGCAATAGTCAATGGCTATTGCTCGCTGGCTGAGGTCAAAGCCGCCCTACGGCTCACCGACAGCGTTGATGACTCATTACTTGAGCGCAGCATTGAGGCAGCCTCACGACGCATTGATGGCTATTGCGGTCGCTGGTTCTACAAGACTGCGCAGACAGCCATCAAGATGTATCCGTTTGATTACTACAATGTCCCGACCAACGACATTGCCAACACGACTGTCACCGTGCAGACAGATGATGACGGAGACGGAACCTTTGAGGACACATGGGTTCAAGGCACGGACTACCAACTTGAGCCTCTTGACGCATCACTCAACGGCATCCCGTATCGGCGCATCGTTGCCATTGGTGGTAAGACATTCCCAACACAGTCCATTCCCGACCAGCCTTTGTTGCAGGTGACTGCCCAATGGGGTTGGCAGGCTGTGCCGCACGATGTTCGTGAGGCATGCGTACTGTTGTCCATCCGCGGATTCGCTCGCTACAACGCTGCGCTTGGCATCGTTGGCTTCAATGACATGGCAATCCAAGTCCGAGCCGTTGACCCCGATGTGCGTGACATGCTCAATCAGTACCGTCTGATGGCTGTTGCCTAATGAATGCCAGCATCAATCAAGTCGCCACAGGTCTAGCCGCACGACTTGGCACAATCTCTGGGCTGCGCACCTACACCTACCAACCCGAGCAACTCAATCCGCCTGTCGCATTCCCAACCATTGAGCAAGTCACCTACCACAAGGCAATGAGTGGCGGAGATGTTGTGCAGGACTGGACGATTACAGTCATCGTTGGCAGATACACAGACCGAACGGCACACAGCCTGCTAGACACTTACCTGTCGTACTCGGGCGCATCAAGCGTCAGGGCAGCGATAGAGAGTGACCGAACGCTAGGAGGTGTGGCAAAGACACTCATCTTGACCAACGGTGCAAGTATCAATGCCGTGACACAAGGTGACGCAGACTTCTTGCAGATAACTTTGCAATGTCAAGTCCACGCCTAGGAGAACACATGACGACTTACAGAATCATCAGCAACAACACTTCGCTCGGTGTGCCGGGTGATACCATCAACGACGAGGACCTCGCTGGACTCAGCGTGCCTGCTCTCGTTGAGGGTGGGTTCATTGAACCAATCGCAGTCAAGCCTCAACCAAAGTCCACCAACAAGCAAACAGATAAGGAATAACCAGCCATGGCACAGATTGTCCTCACCGATGTAGTCGTCACCATCAACAGCGTTGACCTGCAATCGCGAGCAACCAGCGTCACCATCAACTACGAGAAGGAAGCCGTTGAGGTCACCGCATTCGGTGATGACTGGCGCAAGTTCCAAGCAGGTCTTGGCAATGTGACCTGCGATGTGGAACTCCAGCAGGACTTCGCTGCCGCATCCGTTGAAGCAACCATCTTCCCGTTGGTCGGTCAGCAGACCACCATCGGCTTCAAGGCTGTGGATGCTGCCGTGTCGGCAACCAACCCGTCTTACACCATCACGGGCACATACCTTGCCAGCCACACGCCAATCAATGGCGCTGTCGGCGAACTCGGCACCACTTCGTTGTCGTTCCAAGGCGGCTCGCTCGTCAAGGGCACGGGAGCCTGATAACACCTACAACCAAAGGAGACAGTCATGCGATTGGCATTGAAGGTTGAGTATCACACAGGCGAGTCAGAGGATGTTGACGCAGTCTTTGCGGACTTCGTTGCCTTTGAGCGCACATGGAATCGCAGCGTGGCACGCTTTGAGACGGACTTGCGCCTCACCGACCTTGCATGGCTGGCATGGTCGCAACTGACGCATTCCAACAAGACCAAAGCAAAGTTTGACCCCGATTGGATTCGCACCGTTGCCAATGTGTCTGTGCGTGATGCAGGTGAGAGCCCTTTGGCAAGTTAGGTGACGACTCAGCCACATGGCTGTTGGTACACCTTGCCTACGAGTTTCATCTGCAGCCCCGGGACTTAGCACAAGAATCCGAGGCAACAATCAACACGATGGTCGCTTATCTGCGATGGCGTGCAAAGCAGGCACAACGCAAGCACAAGTAGCAGTACGATTGGCTAACTATGGCAAAGTCTCGCCTATCGCATAGAGACGCCGATGTTCTGCAAGTCCAAGGTGACGGGCTGAAGTTCGGCATCGCAACCACGGGCATCAATGAGACGCTGCGTGCCCTGAGACGCATGGAGAAAGATACCTATGACGCATTGCGTAAAGAGATGGTTGATGAAGCCAAGCCGCTTGCCAAAGCCGTTGGTGATGCCTTCCCAAAGGTCAAGCCACTTGAGCGTTGGCATACATCGGGTCGCAAGGGTCGTAGCCGCATGCCGGGATACTCACCTGCCCTTGTTGCCAAAGGTGTCAAGCCTGTGGCTGGTACGGGATTGGCTCGCAGCGGTGGGCAACGCATCTTGCGCATCCAACAGATGAACGGTGGCGGACAGGTCTTTGATACGGCAGGCAGTCTTACGGCTCGTCAGTTTGTCACGAACCTTGACAAGCACCTACGGGTCAAGAGCAAGCAGCAGGGCTTCCGTAGCCGTGTGATGTTCCGCGCGGTCAAGACCAACTTCAATCTTGTTGAGGAAGGTGTGCAGCGTGTGATTGACAAGTTGGAGAAACAAACAGAGCGTCGTCTAACTGAGGGCATCGGGGGCATCTACTAATGGCTGTTGGCATCAACATAGTCACGGGCTTTGATGGTGGCGGTCTAGAGAAAGCAATCAAAGAGTTCAACAAACTGCAGACAACTGCAGACAAGACCAAGTTCGTTATCCAGAAGGCTGCATTGCCTGCAGCAGCAGCGTTGGCAGGTATCGCAGCAGCAGCAGGGCTTGCCACAAAGGCAGCCATTGAGGATGCCGAGGAGCAGGCAAAGTTAGCGCAGACGCTACGCCAAGCCACAGGCGCAACCAATGCACAGATAGCAGCAGTTGAGGAGCAGGTGTCTGCCTACATGAAGGTTTCAACCTTCGCGGATGGCGAGTTGCGACCTGCTCTTGCCAATCTTGTGCAAGCAACGGGAGATGTTGCACGCTCACAGAAGTTGATGAGTCTTGCCATGGACATCAGCGTGGCTACAGGCACGCCTCTGATTGCCGTGACGGATGCGTTGGCTAAGGCAGAGAATGGACAGATGCGTGCGCTTGCCATGCTTGCGCCAGCCGTGCGAGAGAATGTCAAAGAAGGCGCAAGTCTCTCAGAGGTCTACACCAAACTTGGTGATGTCTTTGGTGGCGCAGCATTAGCCCAGACACAGACCGCAGCAGGTCAGATGCAGATGTTCCGCAACCAAGTAAGCGAGTTGGCGGAATCGTTTGGCAGCATACTGCTGCCCGTTGTGCAGGCAATCCTGCCCGTCATGTCATCGTTGGCAGGTTTCGCTGAGCGCAATCGTGGAGTCATTGTTGCATTGACTGCCGTGATTGCAGCATTCGCAACTGCGATTCTCTTGGCGACGGGCTACATCAAGTTGATGAACCTGCAGCAGCGGCTCATGGAAGTGCAGGCGTACAAGAACGCCACAGCCATGCTCACTTCTGCCAAAGCCGTCAATGCATACGGAATGGCCGCCAAGACTGCTGGTGGCGCATTGGTTGTGGCTGGCTTGGCTCAAATCATCTTTGAGATTGGCAACGCTGCATCCGGGGCAGACCGCAAGATTGACGAAGCATCCAAAGGCATCATCATCTCATTGGGCAGCCTGCGTGGTGCCAGCAAAGAGGACACGACGCAGGTCATTGGTGACTTTGTCAAGTTGGCGCAAGAGATTGACAGCAAACTCAAGATGGGTGATGTGTTTGGTGACTTCGGTAGGGAGTTCCAACTCACTATTGACGGTGCAAAGGTTGACATTGAGGACTTTGATGAGGCGTTCAAGCGTGTCATGGAGACCAGCCCAGAGCAGGCAGCCAAGTTGGTGCAGGCTCTCAAGGCACAGTTGGCGGTCACAGACCCAACGAGTCAGGCGTACAAAGACCTATCGGATGCGATTGCTCGCTACGAGTCGCAGGTCAACCTCGCCAAAGGCGCAACAGATGCGCTGAACATGGGCATTGGCAGCACCATCAGTCTTGCGCAGGTGGCACGCCAAGCCTTCCTGAATGTGCAACAAGCCAAGTACGACGACATGCGCATGAGCAACGCAGGCAAAGATGCGCTCAAGAAGTATCACAACGAACTCGGCATCGCCACCAAGTCATTGGGTGCGAACGCCAAGGCAGTCAAGACCGTCAAAGAACTCAACGAGTCGTATCGCAGCGCCGTTGAAGGACTTGTTGGTGCGCAGCAATCGTTGACGGATGCATCGCAAGGCGTAGCAGATGCACAACAGAAGGTCAAAGATGCGGCGCATGGCGTGACGCAAGCCGAGCGTGCGCAGAAGAAGGCTGCCGATGATGTGGCTGAGGCAATCAAAGGTATCGCCAAAGCACAGGCGGCAACGGCAGCAGCACGCAAGACCTATCAAGACAATGTGGCAGCCACAGCCAAAGCGCAAGACAAACTCAAGAAAGCCACCGAGAGCGTTGCAGTTGCGCAAGAGGCGTTCAATGCAGCCGTGCGTGGCTATGGGGCAGCCAGCAAACAAGGCAAAGATGCGTCACGCCAACTTGCAGATGCGCAACAAGCAAACGAGCAATCGGCATACGACATTGAAGCAGCGCAGTATGCAGTCGTTGACGCAGAGGCAGAGTTGGCGGCAGTCCGTGCAGATACCGAGGCAACGCCACGAATGATTCGTGAGGCAGAGATTGCGTTGGCTGAGGCAAAGTTGGCGTTGGTAGATGCGCAAGAGAAACAGGTGGACTCACAGGATGGTTTGACGCAGGCTTTGGACCATTACGACCAGATGCTCAACGGAGTCCGCGAGGACAGCGCCATCTACAAAGACCTGCTCGCAGACCTAAACGCTGCCAAAGCGGCAGAGCAAGAGGCGATAGAGGGAGTCAACACGGCTCGTGAGCGAGAGGTTGAGTCATTGGCTGCCATAACAGAGGCTCTTGACGAGGAGGCTGAGGCTAATAAGCGTGTTGAGGATGCCAAGTGGGCGTTGGCTGAGGCTGAGCGTGATGTAGAGGCTGCCAAGCGTGAGCAGGCGGCAGCCATCAGGGATGTTGCCAAAGCCCAGTTGGATGAGGCGCAAGCCCTCTATGAGGTTGCCAGAGCGCAGCGTGAGGTGAACGCAGCACGCAACGCAGCACCAGCCCCGGGAGTTGCACGCATTGACGCAGAGTTTGAGGCGATTCGCAGACAACTTGAAGCAGCAGGCGCATCTACATCAACTGCTAATGCCACAGCAGCGTCAGAGCCCGTCTATGACTTCACGGGTTTGGGTGGCTTGATGATGTTCGCTCGTGGCGGCATTGTGACCGCACCAACGCTAGGCATAGTTGGTGAAGCAGGACCAGAGGCTGTGATTCCGCTTGATAGGGCTGGCGGATTAGGTACGACTATCAATGTGACGGTCAATGCAGGCATGGGAGCCAATGGTGATGCTGTTGGCAAGGCTGTCGTGGATGCGTTGCGTCAGTATCAACGCCACAATGGCGCAATCCCAATCACGGTGGCGTAATGGCTACCACGATGCCTTGGGGCGAGTCCATTGACTTGCTCATGGAGTTGGGATTCCCCGTTGATGTGTTCACGCTTGACTCCGCAACAGATGGACTGTTGGATACCGACTACCTTGATGGCACGCTGCTTGGTGATGATGTGTCGCCATACGCACAGGTCATCAATGTGTCCCGGGGTCGCAAAGATGACTTCTCAAACTTTGATGCTGGCACGCTGTCGGTCACATTGCGCAATGATGACAGGCGCTTTGACCCTACGAACACGGCTGGACCTTATTGGGACCCCGTCACTAATCGCTCTGGACTAACCCCAAGGCGTGCAGTCCGCCTCATCTGCAATGGTGTGACGGTCTTTGTTGGTCGCATCACGGACATTGACATTGAGTATGACCCCAACCCGACAGGCACATCAACAGCCATCATTAGTGCAGTTGATGACTTTGCCATTCTGTCCACAGCGTTTATCAACGCCGATGTGACACCGACCAGCCAACTGTCATCCGCGCGAATCAACGCAATACTTGACCGCAGCGAGGTTGCATACCCAATCGCAGACCGAGACATTGACACAGGCACAGTCACGCTTGGTACGCAGCAGATTGATGCCAACACCAATGTCTTGACCTACCTGCAACAGATAGGTGAGACCGAGTGGGGTCTGCTGTTTATCAACAAAGATGGTGAGTTGGCATTCCGCAAGCGTCAAACATCAGTCTTTGACAATGTGGTAGCCGAGTTCAATGACAATGGCACAGACCTGCCGTATCAAGTGCTGCAGATTATCTATGGCTCCGAGTTCCTCTACAACAGAGTTCAAGTCCAAGCCGAAGGCGGCACATTGCAGACAGCCGACGACCCCGTAAGTCAGGCAGAGTATGGCGTTCTGACCTATGCAATCTCGGACGCATTGTTTGGGTCGGATGCGCAAGCCTTGCAACTAGCCGAGTATCTGCGTGACACCTACAGTCAACCCACCTTCTGGTTTGACGAGATTGCTACCCCAGCCAACCTCATCTCGGACGCACAACGGACAACGCTCTACGGCTTGGACATGGGTGACCAGATAAGGCTCACAAGACACTTCCCTAATGGAACACCAACCACCGTGACCGAGGTCTATGCCATTGAGAGGTTGTCGCACACAATCACAGCCAATAACCATCAAGTCCGCCTAGGTCTGTATCAGCCCACCATTGTCTTTGAGTTCATCTTGGACGACCCGACCTTTGGCGTAATGGACTCCAGCAACGCTCTCGCCTGATAGAGTCACTCGTTATGGCAGGCGCAGGCGCAAAGTTATTCGTAAGTGGAGATGTGCTAACAGCGGCACAGGTCAACACTTACCTCATGGACCAATCCATCATGAGGTTTGCAACCACAACAGCACGAGACAACGCCTTTGGTGGCGCAGGTGAACCTACGCTGGCTGAGGGCATGTTCGCCTATGTTGACGCAGACAATGTCACCTACTTCTACACAGGCTCAGCGTGGCAAGCGTTGGGCATCACTAATGACGATGACCAACTCGTGCTGGCAGCAGCACTCTTTGCATAAGGAGCAAACATGGCAACCTATTCCAAGATTCCTCTCAGCGGTTCGACAGACGGCAGGCTCATCAAGGTGGTGCAGACTGCTACGGCTGGAACGACGATTCACACAGGCTCGGCTACTGCCACAACCATTGACGAAGTATGGCTCTATGCAGTCAACAGCGACACCTCTGACCGCAAGTTGACGATTGAGTTTGGTGGCGTGTCGTCGCCCGATGATTTGATTGAACAAACCATCACCGCCGAAAGCGGTCTAATTCTTATCGTCGCTGGTCTGGTAATCAAAGGCAACGCAACACCACTCGTCGTGAGAGCGTTCTGCGCTTCTGCGAATGTCGTGATGATTGGCGGCTATGTGAACCGCATCACCGCATAGGTGTCTGATGTCTAGGTACGGTGAACGCACACGGGTAGGTGAACGCGTTTCAAGTTTCGGGCAGAAGCCTGCGCTAGTTCCTTCTTTGGCTGAGTATTTGGTTATTGCTGGTGGCGGTGGCGGTGGTAACTGGGATGCCTCAACGAACGGTGGGGGCGGTGGCGCTGGCGGTTATCGCTCGTCGGTAAGCGGTGAATCTTCTGGTGGTGGTGGTGCAGCCGAATCACCTATGGCGGTGACAAGCGGTGTCGTTTACACGATTACCGTCGGTGGTGGTGGCGGTAGTCAAGCGACTGGAACGAACTCATCTATTGCTGGAACGGGCTTATCAACGATTACGGCTGACGGTGGTGGTCGTGGTGGCGGTCAAAGTGCAAACACTGGCGGCAACGGCGGTTCAGGTGGCGGTGGCGCAGGCGTAACTGGCACAACTTCGGGAGGAACTGGAACAGCAAATCAAGGGCGAAACGGTGGAACTGGCGTAAATGAATACCTTGCGGGTGGCGGCGGTGGTGCTGATGCGGTTGGCGTGTCGGGGTCAAGCACAAGTAACGGCGGCGCTGGTGTCGCATCTTCCATAACTGGCTCATCTGTCACTAGGGCTGGTGGCGGTGGTGGCGCTAGAAATAGCGGCGGTGCTGGCGGTGCTGGCGGTGCTGGCGGTGGTGGCAAGGGTGCTTACCTTGGAGATGGAACAAATACAGCAGGTGCGGTCAATACTGGTTCTGGTGGCGGTGGTGGCTCTAACACCACGGGCTCAGCAGGCGGCAAAGGTGTTGTCATCATTCGCACATCTGCGAGCGCAAAGACTGCGACTACTCTTACGGTTGGCACATTAGACACATCATCAGGATTCAAGGTTTACACATTCAACGACTCAGGCACAATCGGGTGGTCGTGATGGCATACTTCGCAGAACTAGACAACACGAACACGGTGCTTAGTGTTATCAGCATCTCAAACGATGTCTGCGGCGAACCGACGCTCGGCTTCCCTGATACGGAAGCGGCTGGTCGTGCGTTCATCGCCAACACACTCAAACTTGGCGGTGTCTGGAAGCAGACTTCTTTCAATGCCAACTTTCGTGGCAAGTACGCTGGTATCGGTGACCGCTATGACGCAGAACTAGACGAGTTCGTTTCACCTGCCACCGAAGTAGCCGAATAACAACTCAAGTAGGCATAGGCTTTGCGCATGACCGAGACACAGAAGGCAATGCTTGCCTCGTATGGGCGCAGCGTCTTGGCAGCCGTGTTGGCTGTGGTATCAACGGGCAACTATGCGCCCGATGACTTACTCAAGGCTGCGTTGGCTGCAGCATTGCCGCCAATCATTCGCTGGCTGAATCCCAAAGACCCAGCCTTTGGGCGCTATCAAGATGCGTAGGTTGCCTGTTGAGCCGATGCGTATGCCTGCAGACTTGCATGGCGTAGAGAACGGCAAACTATCCAGCAAGTTGCTGACCAACATCTTGCCATCGGGCAAGTTGCACCATTACGCAGCAGAGTCTTGGCAGCGTCTGCAGCAGCAGGCTGCCTTTGAGGGATTGACGCTGACACAGGTTGGTGACTACAGACCAATGAGCCAACAAGAGCATCTATTTCTACTTCGCATGCGCAAGTATCCAGATGCCAAGCGGACTGTGCAGACGACTCGCACATGGAACGGTGAGACTTGGTATCTGCACACGGGCGCACCTGTCGCTACCCCAGGGACTAGCAATCATGGCTGGGGTCTTGCCATTGATGTTGCGTTGCGTGTCAATGGGCGTGCCATCCCCATCACAGCCAAGCCAGACGGTGCTTGGCGGACTGGATTGAAGTTCTTACGCAAGGTAGCCCCGGGGCTTGGATGGTCTTGGGAGTTGCAAAGCGAGCCGTGGCACATCCGCTATGTCTTAGGTCGCAGGCTTGGGTGAGCCATGGACAACAGCATCGTCGTCGCCATCATTGCAGCCGTAGGTGGCGTGCTTGCAGCCCTTGTGCAGCGCAGCCGCAAAGAGAACAAGGATGACCACCAAGCGGTCATTCGGACTATTAGATTGGTTCATGACGATGTGAAAGAGGTGCGTCGGGATGTCCACAATCACCTCGTATGGCATGCAGAGGGAGACAGTCATGGCAGGACTAGCAGACGAGATACGGAACGAGCCGAGCAGGCGTAGGCGCCGCAATCGCATCCAAGAGGTCATGGACCAACTTGATGCCAAAGACAAACAAGCCCTCAAAGATGCGCTTGACGATGAGAACATCTCTGCCGTGTCAATCTGCCGTGTCATGAAAGCCCGAGGCTTGCCATTGAGCGAGTCAATCATCAGCAACTACAGGCGTGGCATGTATGAGCCTCTCTGACGACCTGCGCAACCAGCAGCATGCCAATCAGCATGCGGCAGAGGTGCGGCTGAGGCGTGAGCGTGATTCGGCTGTGCTGCAGGTTGCCAAACTGCAAGAGCAGTTGGAGAAGGCGGAGAAGGCTCTTGCCATTGTGCAGAAGGTTGAGAACGCAGAGTTGCAACCACCAACATGGCTTAGCCCCGTCGCAAAGCGTGCCAAGAGCGCAGCCACATTGGTGTTGATGCTCTCGGACACACACTTTGATGAGGTGGTCTTGCCAGATGAGGTGGATGGACTCAACGCCTACAACAGGCACATCGCCACGCTGCGCATGCAGCGCTGGACCCAGAATGTTGTCAAGTTGGCACGCCACCACTTAGCAGGGGTCAAGTATGACGGATGCGTGCTGTTCTTGGGTGGCGACACATTCTCTGGCGACATCCACGAGGAGTTGAACCAAACAAACGAGGACAGCATGCTTGGCAGCCTGCTCTATTGGGCAGAGCAGTTGGCAGCCGCCGTTGATGTGTTGGCAACAGAGTTCAAGAATGTGCATGTGGCAAGCGTGCCGGGGAACCATGGGCGCACCACTCGCAAGCCTCGTGCCAAACTGCGAGCGCGGACCAACTTTGATTGGTTGCTTGCCAAGATGCTTGAGCGCCATTACGCCACCGACAAGCGTGCCACCTTCCAGATTCCAGAGGCTGCAGACTGTTTGGTGCGCATCTACGACACTAACCATCTCTTGACGCACGGCGACCAGACAAGCGGCGGCGGCGGCATTGGTGGCATCTATCCGCCAATCATGCGCATGAGGGCACGCAAGGCGCAACGGTACTTGGCAACAGGACAATCGTTTGACACGCTTTGGCTAGGTCATTGGCACCAATACTTGCCAAGCCCCGGGATGGTTGTGAATGGCAGCCTCAAGGGACTGGACGAGTATGCGTACATCAACAACTTTGGCTACGAGCAACCACAGCAGGCTTTGGCATTGGTTGTGCCAGAGAAAGGCATCACGCTTCAAGCACCTGTGTTCTGCATGGACCGCAAGAAGGAAGGTTGGTGATGGCAAGCCTCAAGCGTTGCGAAGTTGTTTGGCTTGATGCGCACTCTGGCACGGAAGCCACTTGGCATTCTTTGGATGACCCGATTGAGCAAGACCCTGTCGTTGTCGTGACTCGTGGGTTTCTCATGCCAGATGCCAAGCCAAACCACATCACGGTGGCTGGCAGTCTCACGAGCGATGGCGATGTGTCCGATGTGACTTGCATACCTCTTGGCATGGTGAGGTCATTGGAGACTGAATAAGTCTCTTGGCGTGTCCAACTCTGTCGCATCCCCGTCCTACATTGGATGCATGACACAAACAAAGTTGATACCCAAGGGTGAGCATGGAAGTCTTGAATGGTTGCGGAGGCGGTGGTGGGATGAGGAAGGTCGGTCCATTGTCGGCGCAAGCGAAGTCCCGACAGTCATGCAAGCCAATCCATACGATTCTCCGATTGACCTAGCCATCCGCAAACTGCAGCCTCCTGTCGTAAGCGAGCAGAATGACGCAATGCTTCGGGGCAACCTGCTTGAGCCTGCGCTCATCAAGTACGCCAGCCTGCAGTTGGGCGTTGAGTTAGCGACCCCGAACTGTATGTATCTGCGTGACCGCATCATCTGCACGCTTGACGCAGAGGCAGAGCAAGGCGACATGCATTACCTCGTTGAATGCAAGACCAACAATCGTTGGTCGTTGAACGATGAGATTCCGCAGTCGTGGTGGTGGCAGGCGCAGGCGCAGATGTACGCATTGCAGGCAGGCGTTGTGACCTTCTCCGTGTTGGACAGCGGCTTGCGCCTCGGCTTGTTTGAGGTGCAACGAAGCGATGACGCAATCAGCGCAATGGTTGCAGAGGTAGAACGCTTCTGCAACGCCATTGATGACGGCAAACTGCCCGACGACAGCCCATTGTCAATGGAGCAGGTGTCTGCGTTGTACCCAAAGCCTGCTGGCGAGGTGGAGTTGAGCGCAGATGTGTTGCAGGACATTGAGCAATGGAACGCCATCAAAGACGCAATCAAGCAACTTGAGGCGGATGAGAAGCGCATCAAGAACAAACTCGCCGATGCTTTGCGTGACGCAGAGTTCGGCGTAGTCAATGGCGCAAAGGTTCTGTCCTACAAGGCACAGACGACACGGCGCTTGGACACCAAAGGACTTGCATTCGCACACCCAGAGGTGGCGGATGCATTCATGACCGACAGCACCTTCCGAGTGTTGCGGACAATCAAGTAAGCACAGACAAGGAGACAGCGATGAGCAATAACTTCATGGACAACTATGTTGATGTAGCCGAACGGATACGGCTACTCAAAGAGAGGTATCCCGAAGCCTCTCTCCAGCCAGCAGACCCAACTCGCCCATACTGGATTGAGGATGTGCCGAATGTCGGACCACGCCTCGTCTATGTTGCAGCGTGCTACCGACACCCAGCCGACCCACGACCTGGGATTGGTATGGCATGGGAACCAATCCCGGGGCTGACACCATTCACCAAAGGTTCGGAGTTGATGGTTGCGGAGACTTCGGCTTGGGGTCGTGCCATCGTTGCGGCGCTTGCGGCGGATAGCCAGAAGGTTGCGTCAGCCGACGAGGTGCGCAATCGCCAAGAGCAGCCACGCCCACAGCAGCCCAAGGCGCAAGAGCCAAAGGCAGAGCAGCCGAACAATGTTGTCGCCATGCCCAACAAGGCAGCGAAGCAGGGCGGCGCAGCGTCAGAGGCGCAACGCAAGTTCATTCATGTGTTGAAGAAGCAGACGCAATCGGATGACAACATCATCGCCGACTTGACGGGCGGCACACCGCTTGACAAGTTGAGTGGACAACAGGCACGACAGGTCATTGAGGACTTGCTGGCAATCAAGAACGGCACAGCCACCCTGACCTACGACGCAGACGGGAAGGCAACGGTGACGCACCAATGAGACGATTCGCATTGCGTGCGACATGGGCGCAGCGTGTACGCACTACATGGTTCACGGCAGACAATGACCGCATAGCGTTAGCAGATGGGGGCTTTGAAGTTCTCAACCAGATTGCTAATGCACGAGGCAGCCTGACGAGAGATGTGTGGCGGTACGGACACATTGAACTCATCAATGACTTGGGCGTAGTCTTAGCGGAGATGCCTGCGAAGGAGTATGCCAATGGCGGTGTTTGAGGTGATTGGATACATCTTCAATGGGCTTGCGTTCTGCGACAAGTGTGGGCGTGACCTGCCGTATGTGGATGACAACGGACATGACCGCAAGCGCATCTACGGATGGCAACGCAACAACTACTCGCTGGACGATGACCGTTGGGTTGTGTGTCCGTTGTGCAACAAGCCTGCCAACAAGTGGGGTAGGTAATGACGCAACTAGACCTGCTCTACAACGGCACGGCAGGCTATGTGCCTGTGCAGGCAAGCCGTGAGCGTGCGCACCGTGAGGTCAAGGACGGGTCGCTTAGCAAGCGCCTTGACGATGTGATGAGCCTGTTGGACAAGCGCGGAATCATTGGTGCGACTTGGCAAGAGGTAGCGCACACGCTCGGTCTTCATCATGGGCAAGCCTCTGGCGCATTGTCAAACCTGCATCGCATGGGATTGGTGTTCTCGTTGCGTGAGAAGCGCAACAAGTGTCATCCGTATGTGCATGGCAGGTTGCGCATGATGTTCACGGATGCACAGCGCCACGATTCGCCGAGCGTGACTCGGGCTGGGATGCGTCGTGCATTACTTGACGAACTACATGCCACCTGTGCTGTAGCAGCAGAGGTTGGCTTCACGCCAAGTTTGCAAGAAGCCATCAACATGCTTGTTGATAGGCTTGCAGCCGATGACCAACCCCGGGACTGAACGCAAAGGCGAGTGCCAAGGCGACCAAGAGCGTTGCAACGCAACGGGCTGTCCAAAGTTCGGCACGCTTGGTCGTGTTGGGCGTGACGGTAAGCGGCGTATCAAAGGCTGCGGCGACCCGAGAGCAAGAGGCAAGCGCAATCGTGCCAAGGGCGACAGCAAAGCCAGACGAGCACGCAAGCAACTTGGCATTGCTGGAGCCAACACACGGCACGAGGAACTGTGGGGCGGCGACCTACGAGTTGAGGTCAAGGCTGGTGCGCAGGTGCAACCGATTGCCACTCGCTACTTTGCAGCAGAGCAACAGTCACAACAGCACAAAGCGATTGGCGACCCAAGACCATTCGCGCTCATTGCCATGCCAGACGGAATGACTGAGGGATTGGTGGTGATGCGCCTGTCAAAGTTCAAGCAACTGTTCGGCGGATAACACGATTGAGCGTGTGCATGCTGTAGGGAGACAGCCACCACAGCAGCACACGACCACAACACACCCAAGGAGGAGTAGTAGTTGTATGAAGGAATCTATCAGGGACCGTCTCGGTATCGGGGCACAGGTCTACTTCGCAGTCTTGCCCGAATGGGTCTTGGACTTGCCTATGTCGGCGCAGGCGGTGCGTGTCTACTGCTGTCTGCGCAGGTATGCAGACAACAAGACGGGTGAGTGCTGGCCGAGTAGGCGCACACTTGCAATGCGTTCACGCACAAGTATCACGACCCTTGATAGATGCCTCAAGGAGTTGGTGGACCATGGTGCGATACGCATGGAGCGTCGCAAAGGTGCCAACGGCGATTGGACTAGCAACCTCTACACGGTGCTATCAATGCCCGACGGGGTAGCCGCAGATTTGATACCACCTCGTCCAGTTATTGCGGCGACGGGTGGCAGCAAAGATGATGCCCTAACTAAACCCAATGTGAATGAGAGACAAGAACTGCCCGAGTATCATTCTTTGCAACAAACAGAGCAAGTAGCACCCACGGCAGATGGGCTCTTGCTAGTAGCGGCAGAGTTTGAGGAACTCGCCAACACCAACACACCAATGGCACCAACCCTGAGGCGGCTGGCAGCCAAGTTTGCAAAGCAAGCACAGGAGTTGAGCAATGAGTAAGACCTTGTACGGAATCGCAGTATGGACAGTTGTAATGGTTGTGGCTGTTTGGCTTGGGGGTCGCCCGATAGAGCAGCATCACACGCCACCTGTCACGCCAACTACCACGCCAACTACGACGACCACAACATCTAGTAGCACCACTACGACAACGACAACGACTGTTGCGCCAGCCAAAGGCACAAGCGTCAAGCGTTGCCCCGACCTAGAGCCGCTATTGGCGGAGTATGGCTTGCCAGCAGACCCGTTCTCGTACATCGCTTGGCGTGAGTCACGGTGCAACCCCGGGGCTGTCAACGCCAAGTGGAACGAGGCAGGCGAGATGGTCTATGCGCTCAATGCCAACAAGACTTGGGACACGGGTCTCCTGCAGGTGAACAGCATCCACCGCAACCTTGTCCGCGAGGTATGTGGCAAGGCAGCGCTCAAGAACAATCTGGCTGGCTTGATGGACTTGGACTGCCAACTACAAGTTGCGGCACGGCTCTACGACAACGGCAAAGGTCTGAGCCATTGGCGTGCCACCTACAAGCAGGACAACTAGCACGATTACTGATAGAGTGAGAGCGGAGGCAGCAATGAGTGCAAGACGAAACAGAACACAACTACGAGGCAACGCAGCGAAGGTCATCCGTGACGCACGAACACTTGGCAATGTCAGTCAAGTCCGAATGGCTGACCTATTGGGCATCTCGCAGCCTCTTGTTTCATCGTGGGAGTGTGGCAAGGTCACTCCCGGCATTGACGACTTGGCAAAGATTGAGCAAGTCCTCGGGACAGAGCGAGGCGCATTGTTCATCGCTATCGCCTACGGGAACGCTTGATGATTGGTGGTCGTTGTGACGGAGCCATCCGTCAACAATCCGTGGCACGAGAGTCCACGCAGAGAAAGACCACCACGCTTGTCTCCTGAGCCGCTGGTGCGCATGGTTGAGGGCATGCCGTGCAGAGAGGCAGCAGCCTTTCTCGGCATCAATGCCGGCACGCTACAGAAGTGGCGCAACGGTGAGACAGCACAAGGTCTGCACTATGCAAGAGCAGACAGGATTGCATGTCATGCGCTCGGCATGCATCCTGCTTCAATCTGGGGCGCTGATTGGTGGAGACTATGACTGTCGCAATCTTGTGGCGTGATGGTGAAGTGACCAAAGGTGTTGATGCGACTGATGTGTTGCGTCAACTGCTTGGTGGTTGGAATCCAAACACCATCATTGAGTTGAGAGATGTGCTTGCTCGCAGAGCAGGCTTGACAATCTCTCCAGCGTGTGTTGATGACGATGGATTCTTGCGTCAGTTGGATGCAAGCGGCATCTTGACCTACCAACTCATCAACGACTAAGCAATCGGTCTAGGTAGGCACGAATAAAGGTCATCGCCACCGCACGATTGCACCTATTACACTTGTTGATACGACGGACAAGGGGTTCGTCGCACACAACAAGGAGACAGACATGCCACAGCAGATGACACCAGAGACGAGGCAGCGGTACATCACCGCCCTCGCCATGAGAGACAACGGAAGCACCTTCCGTGAGATAGCCGAAGCGTGTGGATACGCAGACGCTGGCACGGCGAGGTACGCATGGATTGGCGGACTGCGCCTCGCAGGTCGTGACGCAGAGATTCCAACTCGCACACCACGCAGCATCCGAGTGAGCATGCCCAACGCCAACGGTGGGCAGTCCACACGAGTGATGACGGTGGACAGTTTGGAGTCGTGGGTGACGACAAGCACATTGACCTTCGGCATTGAGATTGAGTGTGTCGGGTTGTTGGACTGGCAAGCAGCATCAGCATTGCAAAGAGCAGGAGTCCATTGTGAGCGACCTGGCTACACACATCGCACGATGCCAGAGTGGAAGGTTGTCCCAGATGGTTCGTTGCGTGGACGCAACGGAGCATGTGAAGTGGTCAGCCCAGTCTTGCGAGGCACAGAGGGTCTCGCAGAGGTGCGCACGGTGATGAAGGTGCTACGAGATGCTGGCGCACGAATCAACGAGTCATGCGGCATGCACATCCACATCGGAGTTGATGGCGCATTGACACGCCAAGAGCAGGCAGCAGTCATCCGCCTCTACCACGGCTGGCAATGGGCGATGACCGCAATGGTGCTGGAGCGTCGCATCAACAACTCGTGGGCACGCTTGCGCAGCGCAACGGCGACCGAGCAGTTGGCGCAAGAGTGGGAGAGCGAGTCGTGGAACAATGACAGCCTGCGGTCGTGGGCTGGTATGCAGAATCGCTACTACGCTCTGAATGTTGCAGCCTTTGGTCGCCACGGCACCTTTGAGTTGCGAGCGCACCACGGCTCGTTGAACGGCACGAATGCAGCAGCGTGGGTGGCGTTCAACCTTGCGTTCTTTGACTACGCCAAGTTGTGCGTGCAACGAGGACTCACCAACAAGATGATGCTTTGGAACGGCTCGGGCGTGGATGTGGATGGCACATGGCATCACGGCAGCACGCATTGCGACGCAAGCGGAGCCGATGCGCCAATCACCATTCCGAACACACGGCAGAGCGCAGCCGACGCATTCAAGCGTCTATGCCAATGCATGATGGTGAACGGACTCATCACGACAGAGTTGTTTGAGTACCTCATCCAGCGTGCAGGCAACATCCCAACCAATCGCAACCGATAACAACAACAACCAACAACAAAGAAAGCAGGTAATAGCAATGTGTGGAATCGGAGCATTCCAGATAGTGGGAGGTGAGTGCGACCCCCGATTGGTTGCACAACACCTCTTGCGTCTCCTAGAGGTTCGTGGTCGTGACGCCAGCGGCGTTGCGTGGCACAGCACAGACGGAGAGACCTACATCCAGAAGGCGGCGCTCGCAGGCAGCGTGCTCGCACGACAGTTGGATGACAGCATCGGCACGACAGGCATTGTCCACACACGCTGGGCAACGCAAGGCAGCCCGAAGCATGAGGTGAACAACCATCCGATTGATGCAAGCGGTGTTGTGGGAGTCCACAACGGGCATTGCAGCAACGACGACGAGTTGATTCGCATGTGCGACGGGTACAAGCGCAAAGGCGAAGTGGACAGCGAGGCAATCTTTGCCTTGATTGCACACGGACCCAAGGACCTGAAGTTGCGACAGCGTCTCGCAAAGGTGCGTGGCGGAGCAGCCTTGTTCTGGTTGCGCACAGGCGACGCCAAGCAGCGTCTGCATGTTGCACGCCTACAGTCCAGCCCTCTCGTGTTGGGCATGACGAAAGGTGGCAGCATCATTGGCGCAAGCACGGAGAGCATTGTCCGTGAGGTTGCAAAGCGTTGCAAGTTGCAGTTGGATGTGGTGCATGTGTTGCCCGAGGGGACATACATGCGATGCGAGAACGGCAACATTGCAGAGACGCAACAGGTGGATTTGGTTCGTGAGTGGAAGTTCAGGCTTCCCGATTACACGAAGCGCAGCACCTACAGCGCACCTACGACACGCCAAGACCTGCCGAAGCCGCAGAGCGAGGCAGACCAGATGACATTGGAGATGTTGCTTGAGGCGGAGATAGAGGAAGAGATTGCAGACCGCCTTGAGACGGACACGCTCCGTGATGCATTGGACAGACAGTTCGGCATGGGTCGCTACGGCGACCGCAGGTGGTGACACCCATGCCTACGCAATCGCCAAACAACAACGAGACCCAAGGAGGTACGAACATGGCGAATCCAAACATCAGCCCAGAAGGGCTGGGGGACACACGGCTCTACCGTGTGACGATGGTGGTAGCGGTGCATCCGCTCTACTGCCCAGATGGACACCCAAACATTGAGGAGTCTCCCGAAGGCGTAGTTCTCTACGCAACCACGGGCGGCTTTGATGACATGGAAGGTGTGCAGATTGTCGGCGAGCCGCAGGTGCAAGAGTTGCAGGTGACGCTGGCAAGCCCAGCAGTTATTCGTGCAGAGATTGCGCCAGCAACATTGCCCGACGACGAGGACAGCGTTGTGGAAGCGTTGCAACAAGCAGCCGTGGCAAGCCCCGGGGCTGAAGTGGCGAAGCCGAAGCGCAAGCGCAAGAAGCACAAGAAGCAGTACCGCCCATCGGCACGCATTGCCGAGCGCATGCAGAAGGTGCTTGACACGCTGAACGCAATCAAGGACGCAAGCGCGGATGAGATTGCGTTGCTGGCAGGCGTGCCTGTGAAGCAGGTCTACCAAGACCTCTACAACCTGCACGACGCCAAGAAGGTGTCAGCCGTGAAAGCGGCAGGCAAGGTGCGTTGGCTTGCCAACGCAGACAACAACAACAACGAGACCAAGTAAGGAGACAGACTTGGACACGCAAACAAACAGAACAGCATTGGCTGTGGACGCAATACTTGGTCGCACAGTTGCGCTGACATACAAAGCAGAGCACAACGAAGTCCACGCAGAGGCTGGCGTTCGTGGTGCTTGGTACAACTACCTAATGGGGCATCTTGCAAGCATCGGATTCAATGGCGACATTGATTGGTGCTACGAGTGGACAGACGGACAGCATTGCATCGCATTGGAAGAGTTGTCGCACGCCGACAACGCAATCCACCTTGCGACAAGCATTGCGCTGGACACCACATTGATGCACGGCAACGATGGTTGGCAATACTCGTGGTATGTCAATCACCGCACGCATTGCGCACGCACGATGCTCATGGGGTCGTACCTCATGGACGCAACCTTTGCAGTCGCAGGCATCCAGAAGAACGGATGGCGATTCGTGATGCCAATGTTGAACACCAACGCCATTCACAACACCATGCACCGTCTGCCACGCAGCGTTGCAGCGTGGAACATGGGTCAGCCCAACAGCGAGCAGGTGGCGTGATGTTGCGAGTCACGAACCAACGCAGGTGGCGACGCACCAAGATGGTGTTCACCGCCGTAGTCACCTTCGCCCTGCTGTGGAGCATGGGCGGACTTGAGGGCTACGAGCCAATGCCATACCCAGCAGCAGCAGTCGTGCTGATGGGCGTGTTTGGGTACATGGTTCACAACCTCACCAAGCATTACAAGTAAGCCCCTGGGACACCACCCACGATGCTTGTGGCAGGCATCGTGGGTGGTTCTCTGACCAACCACCGCCAGCCGCTACGATGTCTGCTTATGGCAAAGACCCAAGGACAGACCCACAAGGTTCGCAAAGAGTTAGAGAAGTTGGCGCAACCCATTGACAGCATCAAGCCACATCCACGCAATGTTCGCCAAGGCGACATTGGCACCATCAGCCGCAGCCTTGAAGCCAACGGGCAGTATCGCCCAATCGTTGCGCACAAAGCAACCAATCACATCTTGGCAGGCAACCACACATGGAAGGCAGCCAAAGCCTTGGGTTGGTCAAAGATTGCAGTCACCTTTGTTGATTGCAACGAGGAGGATGCCATTCGCATTCTGTTGGCGGACAACAAAGCCAACGACCTTGCCACCTACGACGACCAAGCGTTGCTTGACTTGTTGAAGCACATGGTCATGAACGACACGCTTGATGGCACGCTCTACGAGCCATCAGACCTTGATGACCTGATTGCGTTGCTTGAGCCACCAAACCTTGAGCAGGTGATTGCCGACATTGGCGCACCAACCGACGACGACTTCACAGGCACAATCAAAGTCAAGGTGACATTGCCCACCTACGAGCGTTGGCAAGAGATGTGGTCCGCGCTAGAGGGAGACACCGACGATGAGCGAATCGCCAACCTCATTGACGCATTCGGCTCACACGCCTGACGGGCTACACATCTACCTAGCCGCAGCACCATCTACGGCGAGGCACGGCATGGTCGCATTGAACGGCAACGACGCACAACCTGCCAAGTTCCTGCTGTCGTACCACTACTTCAAGTCAATGGACTTGGATGCGCTTGTTGATGGCATGCACACCAAGCCAATGGTGTTTGCCGACTCTGGCGCATACAGCGCATGGACGCAAGGCGCAGAGGTTAAGGTCAAAGAGTACGCCGATTGGTTGAAGCGTTGGTCGCACATCATCACCACCTATGTCAATCTGGATGTCATCCGTGACCCCGGGGCTACAGCAGCCAATCAACGCTTGTTGGAGCGTGAGGGATTGCAGCCGATTCCTGTCTTTCATACGGGCAGCGACTTCACCGTGCTAGATGACCTTGCCAAGTCGTATCCCTACATTGCTCTTGGCGGCATGGTTGGTAGCAGTGCAGCAGCGTGCCTCAAGTGGGCGGCAGAGTGCATGCGACGCACACGCCAACACGGCACAGCGTTTCACGGCTTTGGGCAGACACGCAAGCAGGTCATTGAATCGTTGCCTTGGTACAGCGTGGACTCGTCATCGTGGGCAAGCGGACACCGCTATGGTGCGCTTGATGTGTGGGTCGGGCGCAAGTTCGTCAAGGTGCGCATCGGCAACACGCCAAGCATCTACAAGCACGCCAGCACCATTCGCAGTTATGGCGTTGACCCTGCATGTCTCGCAGACCGTGGGCGTTATCACCAACGGTACGCAATCGCAGTCAGCGCACAGTCGTGGCACGCATACGAGTCGCACCTGCGGCGCAGGCATGGCGCAGTCACCTGCCCAAGCCGACCCGATGGCGTGCATGTGTACCTCGTGGACGGTGCCAAACAGCATCTGCAATGGGCAGCCAACAGCATCACGCCATGATTGTCGTCATCTCGTGTGGCGCAAAGAAGCGCAGCGTGCCAAGCCGAGCCATTGACCTGTACCAAGGCTCTTACTTCAAGTCGGCTTGCAGGTGGGCACGCAGCATCGCAACAGACAATCGCATCTACATCCTGTCTGCCAAGTACGGGCTATTGCCAGCCAACAAGGTTGTTGAGCCATACAACCTGCGCATGGGTCAAGCAGGCTCAGTCACCGTTGCCACTTTGCAGCAGCAGGCACGGGCGCTCAACATTGACAAGCAGGTAGCAATCGTTGTCGCTGGTACGGACTACGCACGCATGGCACGCCAAGTGTGGACGGATGTACGCACGCCATTCACAGCCCAACCTCACGGCATCCTGTACCCCGGCAAGTCGGGCATGGGGCATCAACTGCAGGCAATGAAACACCACCTAGGACGGCTGCCTGCATGCTCCCCTATGCAGACCGCAGACCAGCCCTGAACTCGCAACCTAGAGCATCTGGGAGCGTGTTATGACCACCCAAACACCACGAAACAGCCCCCAACCACCGAAAGTGCTGTTGTCCTATTGGTTCGCCAAGTCGTGGGACTTGGACGCAGCATTGGATGGATTGCCTGCCAAGCCGATGCTCTTTGCGGACTCTGGTGCGTACTCTGCGTGGACCAAAGGTGTGCGCATTGACCGCGCGGATTACTTGGCATGGCTCAAGCGGTGGGCGCATCACATCACCGTGGCATCCAATCTGGATGTCATCAGAGATGTTGATGCCACTCTTGACAATCAACGCTGGCTGGAGCGCAATGGTGTTGAGGTCATTCCCGTGTTCCACACAGGCACGGACTTTGGCGTGCTGGATGACCTCGCCGAGCATTACCCGTACATCGGACTTGGTGGCATGGTGGGCGCAGCATCGTCAAGCAACCATCGTTGGGCAGCCGAATGCTTCAAGCGCACACAACAGCATCAAACCTGCTTCCATGCCTTCGGCATGACACATCCCAAAGTCTTGGGCAGCCTGCCGTGGTACAGCGCAGACTCCGCCACATGGGCTAACGGGCAACGCTACGGACAAGTCCCATGCTGGACAGGGCGACGAATGGAGAACCTGCATCTTGGCAGACCAGAAACCATCTACAAACATGCACGCCACATCCGTCGCTACGGTGTGGACCCCGGGGCTTTCGCAGACCGCAATCGCTTTGACCGCAAAGACGCAATCGCAGTCTCAGCAGCCTCTTGGCATCGCTACGAGTCGTTCATGCGTCAAAGACATGGCGCAATCAAGTGTCCTGATAAGGTTGATGGCATGCACATCTATCTCGTGCAGACCATCATCAAGGACATGCGAGACGCAATCACAGCAATCGGGAGACAACATGACTAAGACAGTTGCAATCGTTTCGGGTGGCATGGACAGCGTTGTGCTGGCACACATGCTCAGGCACGAGGGACACGAGTTGCACCTTGTCTCGTTCAACTACGGGCAACGCCATAGCAAGGAACTTGATTACGCCAAACAATGCGCAGCCGACCTGCGCAGTCCACACGACATCATTGACCTCTCGGGCTTGCAAGGCTTGCTGAAAGGCAGCAGTCTTACCAGCAGCGATGTTGCCGTGCCAGATGGTCACTATGCAGAGCAGACCATGCGTATCACAGTCGTACCCAATCGCAACGCCATCATGCTCAACATTGCAGCAGGTTTGGCAATCGCCGAAGGCGCAAAGTATGTTGCCACAGGCGTACATGGCGGCGACCATTACATCTACCCAGACTGCAGACCAGCCTTCATCAAAGCGGTTGATGCCATGTTGTGCGTAGCCACCGATGGCTTTGCACGCAAAGGCTTTGGCGTGCTTGCACCATTCCTCAACTGGACCAAAGGTGACATCGCAGCCAAAGGCGCAGCCATTGGCGTGGACTTCAATAAGACTTGGAGTTGCTACAAAGGCGGTGACATGCATTGCGGCTCATGCGGCACATGCTTTGAGCGGCGTGAAGCGTTCGCAGAGGCTGGCGTACAAGACCCAACCCAATACTTGGCGACTCCCGACTACGCAGACCCCCGGGGCTAACCATGCGCTACCAAGTCGTCAAGACATACGGGCACGAACAAGGCTTGTCATGCGTGTTCCGTCAATGGCGTGCCCATAGTCATTGCAAGTATCTTCACGGCTACGCAATCAGCGTTGAGTTGACCTTTGAGGCAAGCACTCTTGACGCACGCAACTGGGTGATTGACTTCGGCTCATTGAAACCCGTCAAAGAGTTCCTTGGCGAGATGTATGACCACAAGATGCTCTTAGCGGTTGATGACCCCATGTGGGATGAGTTGCATCATCTTGGACTACACGCCTTGGGCGTTGCCGATGTGCGAGTTGTGAAAGCCACAGGCTGCGAAGCCATTGCATGCGAGATACAAACCTTCGTCAATGGTTGGCTAACAAGCACACAACACGCGAACGATGTGCGTCTTGCCAAAGTCGCAGTCAAAGAACATCCCGGCAACGCAGCAGCAGTCATCACATGACTCACGACCGCCCATGGGACATGGTTCCCGAAACGATTGAGGAGATGATGTTGGCGTTGCTTGACATTGAGCAGTACGAGTCCAACACAGGCACAAGCGTCAGCATTCATGACGCACCAATCGTCACTCGTGCGCTGTTCAAGGACATGGGGCAGCGCATCTTGCGCCTTGAGCAGATGTGGGGATTGAATGAAACGGTGTAGAAGTGGCCGCACCATTACCCCATACCATGTCGGTTTGTCGCAACCTAGAGCAGCGTGGAGCGTGTGTTTATGAACGAATCTGATGAAACAGTCAAGATTGGTCGGATGTTGTCCGTCAGCGAGATGTTTGGACCAACGCTGCAAGGCGAGGGAACAAGCCAAGGCATGCCAGCCTTCTTCATTCGTTTGGGATTGTGCAACCTTGACTGCCGTTGGTGCGACACGCCTTACACATGGGACTGGACAGGCAAGAATGGCTACGCATACTCGAAGCAGATTGAACTCAAGCGCATGTCAATTGATGATGTGTACCACCGTTGCAAGACAAGCGTCGCACCAAACCTCATAGTCATAACAGGCGGCGAGCCAATGTTGCAGCAGCGCAGCATGCTTGACCTTGCCAAGCGCCTCATTGCAGACGGGCATCGCATAGAGATTGAAACCAACGGAACTGTCATGCCCGAGGATGGCTGGGAGCCGTTGGCGCATGGACACGATGTTCACTTCAATGTGTCACCCAAACTGTGGAATAGCGGTGTAGCCGCAGACGACGCAATCAAGATTGATGTGTTGCGCAGGCTGTACGAGATGGGCGCCACATTCAAGTTCGTTGTCAAAGCCCCAGCATGCATCATGCAAGTCAACGGCATCACGCAAGAGGTTGGCGTGTTCCCTCAAGATGTGTACCTCATGCCAGAGGGTCGCAGCCAACAAGAGATACTTGACGCATTGCCGCAAGTGTTTGACGACTGCATTCATTACGGCTACAACTTGACACCACGCATGCATGTCCTTGCATACGGCTCAAAGAGAGGCATCTAATGGCAGACAAAGACGCAGCCGAGTCAGCAGTCCGTACCTTGCTCAGGTGGATTGGTGAGGACCCACAACGAGACGGACTTATCAAGACTCCTCACCGTGTCGCAAAGGCGTGGCTGGAGATGACACAGGGCTACGACGCAGACATTGCGCACATTCTGTCCACCTCGTTTGATGTTGCGTATGACGAGATGGTTGTGTTGCGTGATGTGCCGTTCGCTTCCGTGTGCGAGCATCACATGCTGCCATTCACAGGACATGTCACCATCGGCTATGTGCCAACAGCCCGTGTGGTGGGATTGTCCAAGTTGGCACGGCTCGTTGATGCTTACGCCCAAAGGTTGCAGGTGCAGGAGAGGCTCACCAACCAACTGACGGAAGCCATGCAAGAGCACCTAGCCCCGTTGGGTTGTGGGGCTGTTGTGCGTGGCAACCATTCATGCATGTGCAATCGTGGCATCAAGAAGTCTGGGACAATGGTGACAAGCAGTTTGGTTGGCGTGATGCGCACCGACCCCACCGTTAGAGCAGAGTTCCTCGCTTTGGCACACCCATAGACCCCGGGGCGGCACACATGCCAAAGCCACCCAAGTCCTGCCTGCGTTGCGGCACATTGCAGACGCACGGCAGCCGTTGCGAGACATGCCATGCCAAGCACGAGACTGCACGCACCGCAAAGCGCCACCGCCCCCATTACGACGCCGCGTATCGCAAGCGTGCCAAACAGGTACGGGCTACAGCCACAGTCTGCTGGCTCTGCGGACACGGAGAGCGTGCCAACGACCCATGGACCGCCGACCATGTCATCCCAGCAGACATCAACAGTCCCCTGCTCGCCGCCCATAGGTCATGCAACTCCAGCAGAGGCAATAGAACGCCTGCAGAACGCCCACAATCGCCTCTGCTGCGTGCAAACCCACAGCCCCTCCCCATCGTGCCAACCAACAATCCAACGCAACACAGCGCAGCACAGTAAGCGTGCCACAAACAGACCTAATCCCGCCCAACGACGCACAACGACAGCAACGATGCCAAACGACCATCGTCCACGCTGCACGACCACCGTTTGGCAGAAACGATGCCAAACGACAGCAACGACACCCAACGACGCTCAGCCCCGTCGTGACGCTTGGTTGGCATGGCTGGCTGCACGCTGCGGCTCGTTTCTTTGGCAGGCTCATGGCAATGTCCC